TTTTCAATATTATTTTTTATCTTTTGGGATTCTATTATTAAACTTTTTATTAAATCAAGCTGTAAATTGTTTCTGGCAACTTTGGAAATTACTTTTATTTTACTGTTCATTGACAACAACTCCAGTCACTATTAATATTTCATTGCTATCTACAGTTATATTTTTGCTATCGTTATTTATCAGAACTTTACAATCTTCCACACCATTAATAGATAAAACTATTTTCTCAACTCTGTTAATTGATAAAATTTTCTGATTATTCAAAGTATAAAGTGCTGAATTATCTTTTATCTGTTGATTTATTTTAGAGATAATCAAATCAGACACATCGGTTAATTTTACTCCTGAACTTAATATGACCCTCACACTTATCTCAATATTTTTACTGTCAAAACTTGCTACGGTAACATTAGCTCCAACTGGTCTACCATCCATCTGTTCTATTCTATTTTTTACTTTTTGTATTAATTCATCGTCGGCTATACTATTGTTGTAATTGGAAATTCTTACCCTTACTGTTCCATTTCCATTCCATAGCGGTTCAACTAATACTTTACCTACTCCGTCCACTTCTTTTGCCCATTTCTCATAATCGTAAATATTACCGCTGTGTGCTGGCTTTAATATTCTTTCTTTTGCTCTCGATATTAAAACATCATTAGGTTCTTTTTCATATCCGTTTGTAAAAGTTTTTTCATTAGTCACTGTAAAAATATCAGCATTGGAAATTTCAAAACTTACTATCTCACCAATAGCACAATTCCCAACCTCTCCGCTTTGTAAGCATTCCACCTCAGCAATTGCTTTTTCGTCAAATGATAATGTTGTATCATAAAGCAGTTGGTACTTTGTACCATCTGTTTTTAGTACTATTGTCCCGGCAGGTATTGTAGTATTAGCTTTTCCTGTTATTAATATATCCCCTCTTGCCTTGGTTCCTTGTTTTCTAGTTACACCGAAAAGCATTGCGTGATAGTCTACAAATTCATCTTCAGTTGCAGTATCAATAAATGTTTGATTAACCCAAAATTTCAGTAGTTCATATATTCCTTCAGCTTCTATTCCGTAAGCACTTGCTATATCAAAATTAAAAGTTCCCTCTATTTTAGAAAAACCATTTTTTAAATTAGATAAAAACTTATTTCTCGCCTCTATTTTATTCACTGTATAACACCTCACTTTCCCCATAAATGGTAGATATATTAAAAGATGCTTTTAAACTATTATCATCGCTGTTGTAGTTTAATTCAAAATTATAACAATCCAAAATGTACGGATTGACCAGTAGGCAATCTTTAATTTCTGAAATAATCAAAGCATTTTTTATACTTTCCTGATAGATTGTACCGATATGTACATCTAAGTTATTTCCATAACTGTCAGAGTGTATTCCGTAAAAATTTCTTTTTGTTTTGAGTGCCTTGAATATCCATACTTTAAGTGCTTCTTTTCCTGATAATTCAATAAGGTTATTTCCGTTTTTTAATGGTTCCAATGTATCAAAATCAATTGCATACTCCCTAAAAATGGGTAATTCTTCTTTTTCTGTGTTTTGATTCAAAAATAATTCTTCAAAACCCATATTTACACTCCTTCTATTGCACCACTTGGCATTTTCACTATTTTACTAACTACCACATAATTTATCCCCAACACCAAAACTAACACTTCATCTCCAGCTTTTAAAGTGTCTTCGAACCATATGTCCTTACTACTTCTGTAAGTTCCAGAACCTTTAATTGTTGAATGGTCGTGGGTGTGTGAAGCAGGTCCGTTTCCTATTGCCGTTTGAGTCGTAGCATCAATAGTTATTTCATCAATAACACCGTCTATTTTATACGTTCTGTGATAATGCGGTAATAAGAAATTAGAGCAGTAAATCTGTTCTGAAGGTATTTCCACGTTATCAAATTTTATTTTTAATTCAGGCGGCGGATTAGTGACACTAGCTCTTATAAAATTGTTGGATTGCTGTTGCACTCCGCTATCTATCATATCGTTAAGTATTTCAAACATGCCCATTATTTAGCACCTGCCTTTTTCTTGTTTTTCTCACTCTTCTTTTTCTTACTCTTTTTACTTTTTGATTTTTTCGATTTTGGTTTTTCTTCAAATTCAGACTTGTCCATCACATTTTCAAAAGTTAATTCTATATCACAATAATACATATCATTTTCCCAAGTATGCGTATCATTTTTTACTAAAAAACTACCAACAAGGTTTGTGTGCGGCTCATGTATTCCTATCGAATAACCGCTTTGTATCAAAACATTACCAAGACAAGTTATATTTCCTGTTTTTTCAACACTTTTCAACATCTCTTTAGCATTACTGATATTATCCCTATCTTTGTCATACTGCATTACTTTTTGAAATAATCCGTATTTTTCCTTGTCTTCTTTATTTTCTACTTTATCTACTATTTGCTGTTTTTCTTTTTCAGTCTTATAGATAACAATTTGATTCACCATTTGTTCAATATCTTCACCATACTTAGAACTTTTTATATCCTGTTCAGAATGGAGCAGAACATCAGCTAATGCCCCCTGTTCTATTACTTCTATTTTCCCATCATTACTTACTATCGAGTATATTTTTTTGTCTTTTCTATGCTGAATCGTATAAGCGTTCAAAATTATTTGATACCCGCTCTTATTAACTGCTGGATAAGTACAATCCACTTTGTCTTCAGGTATGTTCCCGACTTCCAGTTTTAACTCTCCACAAATTTCTTTCAATATTTGAGATGGTTTTTTCTTATTAAAGTTTTTCACAAAATAATTTTTATTAAGATATATGGAGCTATCAAAACATCTAAAAGTTCTAATTTTACTATCCCCAATAACTTCAACAGAAAAAACTTTACCAATAAATAATTTATCATCATCGACATAGAATTCCACTTTATCTCCTAAATTAGCAATTTGATTATCATCTAAATATTTTACTTCTAGTGTTCGTGATGTTCCATTTATTCCACCTTTCCATGTGATCCTTTCAAATTTTTTTATATGTTCTTCATTATTAATAACTATCTTTAACATTTCCAAAATTCCTTTTACTTTTTAAAATTTATCAAACTGTCAATTTTTTCTTTTATCTTATCTTTTAATTTACTCTTGAAGTTTTCAAATCTTTCTTCCAGTTGATACTCTTTAATTGGTGATGTTTCACCGGTATGCCGCTCATAAAGTTCATTAACATCATCGATTAACCTTGTCTGTTTCCTAGCTTCTATCAGATCAATTGAAATGTCAACATCTCCCGTCCTTTCCTTTATTTCATATTCCAGCTGTTCAATGTAGCATTTAAAATAGATACTATACTTGGGAACTATCAAAGTTAAAACTTCTTTATTATCTTTATACTTATCTAAATTTTTTATACAGTCCATTGGCGAATCAGGATTAAGTAAAGAGTTAAAAAATTTGGATTTTTTAGCAGGTAAAAATGTGGAAAAGCTGATTTTTTTTATATTTCTCTCTCCTATCAATGCTACTTCTCCAACATCTAAAATCTTCACAACTTCGCTATTTTGACTACTCGTAACTTTAAAATCTGACGGCGGTATCACAAAAATAAACGGATCTGTATCGTACAGCAACATGAATACTGGTCTCATATTTTATAAAATTCCTTTCCTAATTAATTATTGTGATGCCTGAATTTGTGCCTGTAAGTTCGACATCATAGTACTGTATGTACTTTGGCTAACATTCTGGGCTATCTGCCTAGCTATACTCTCAATTTTTGCTGTGTCATTTATTGTAATATTTGACAATTGTGCTGCTATCTGTGCATTAGCTTGATGATTTATAATTTGTTCTATTGACACTGGCTGCGGTATCGGTGGCTGCATTGTGCTCAAACTAGTATTCAAAAGACTTGGTAAACCATTTAAAGGACTTAATCCAGCATTAAGAGCGTTAGTTATAGCTGTGGTGTCTATCGGCTGTAACGGATTACTACTTTGTTGTTTAGATATAAGTTGTGAAATTGCACTTGTTAATTGTGCCGTCTTATCTTGCTGAATAAGTGCTGGATTTTGCTGTGGCGCTTCTAGCCTTGTCTTAAACGCATTCATATCCAATACAACTTTCTGCAGAGCTTCGTATGATCTTCTGTCATATTCTTTTTGCCTTGCAATTCTTGCTGCTTCTTCTTTTTGTACTTCTACAGGTGAAGGCACTTTAACATCACTATACCCCATATAATGAAAACGTCCGTCTTTGGAGTTATAACCAGAGGTATATTTTGAAGGGTCAAAAGCATTGGCTATAGCTTGTTGTTTTGCTTTTTCTAATTTTGGGTCTTTAGGTTCTATGAGTTTTTTTACTATGTCTGGTGAAAAATACCCAATAGCTCCTCCAATTGCAGCACCTACTGCTGTTCCTACTGGTCCCCCAATTGCTGTACCTAATTGAGCTCCCCAGACTGCACCTTTAGCTCCTATAATTCCTCTCATTCCTATCTCTGCACCTTTTGTTAATTGTTCAGCTTGCCCTTTTAATTTATCGGGGTCTAATGCTCCGCTTTTTTGCCATCCTTCAACTCTTTTCATAAAGTCTTCCATCCACCTGGTCGCTATTGGGGCGAATGCTTCTCCTAACGATATTTTCAAATCATCTATCGCCGATTTAAATTGTGCTATTTTGTTAGCCGTCGTATTACTCATATCATTAGCAAATTTATCCGTTGCACCACTAGAATTTCTTACAGCATTAGCAACTTTATTATAGTTTTCTTCTGTCGTTCCCATAATAGACGCTAATATTTTCATACCTTCTCCACCAGCAATCATTGTCAAATATCTATTTCTTTCTTCCTGTGTAAGACCAGCTGTCGCAATTTTTAAATCATCAGATAACGCTTTCAATCCTCTAAAATGTCCTTGCTGGTCATAAAGTTGAATATTTAAGTCTTTTAAAGCATTTCCCACTTGTTTCGATGGATTAGCCAATCTTCTGTAAATTCCTGCTAAATTACGCCCAGCTTGACCAGATTTAATTCCGTTATCTGCAAGTACTCCTAATAAGATATTTACATCTTCAAAGCTCTCAAAATTTCTTGAAGTTGCTGCAACATATTTATAAGCCTCCCCTAACATTTGCACATTGGTATTTGCATTATTACTTGTTGCAACCATTACATCCATAAGTCTATTGGAATCTTTTAACGACATACCAAAAGCTGTCAGGTTATCCGTAACTATATCGGAAGTTTGAGCAAAATCACTTCCAGCT